AATTGCTACATAACCTTCTTCACCGGTTACTTTATAACCGTTACGAGTTTTAACGAAAGTATTGATTTTACTCAATTTATTAAGGTTATTTATAAGTTTTAATTTTGCTAAAACTATAACCTTTTGCAAATCAAACATATACTTTAGGCTATCTTTATTACCTTGTGAGAAAAAACTAAGTATTTCATTTAGTTTTTTCTGTTGTGCCGACTTACCCTTTTCACTTTTACGTTTATCTATTTCTTTCTGATACTTCTGACTAATCCATTTGATAAGTGCGGTGACATGTCTGTTGGTATCTCCAATGATTTGCCCTTGTCTGACATAGGAGTTATTGAATTGCTCCACAAGCCTGGCAAGCTCTGTATTGGATTCCAGTTGTCGTAGAGTTGATCCGGCGATTTTATTGAATATAAACCCAGCTTGCGAAAGATAGTCGCTAACAATTTCGGTATCCTTTTTGCTCATAGTAACATTAGTTAAGTCTCTTAGCATTGCATCTTGAGACCATACACTTTTAACTGATTTTAGTTTTGAAACATCAACACCGTAAGAAGCTTTCATAGATTCAAAAGTATTACCCTTATAGGTTGTATGCCAGACAATACCAATTTTTGCAGATTTAACTGCTTCAGCTCCAGCCGATTTACTTGGCAATGCATAAACAATAGTATTCGGATGAAATGTTACATAAGATTCACTTTTTATCTTTTTCGTCTTGACATCTCCAGGGCCAAATAAAAAGTCTCCTTGTATTACACCTTTAATCCCTAAGGCTGGAAGGTGCTTAAGAGCCAGCTTAAGTTTAACTGCAAGATCACCAGAAGTGTCAGCGTCCACGTCAGCATTAGACTTATATACCTTAGGATTTTTATTGAAAATTCCTTTCTTAGCAACAAAGAAATTACCATCGCGGGGATCAGTGCCAGCAAAGATGGCAGGTGCTCCGTCCCACTTAACACTGACAGATCCATCATGCACTCCTCTTAACATATCTCTCAATTCACGCAAAGCTAGAATAGCCTGCCTTGTACCCTTAACGCCGCCATAGATAACTTTATCCTCTATGTGCGTCATATGAGTATTTTTACTTTCTTTTATATATGATGTAAAGTTTTCCATTATTTTTAACCAATTTTTATTTTAGGTTTAATTGTCCCTTGAGTAATAACATCTAAGTGGACATCACTTAATTTTGGTTTACCGACCATTACTACTTCTCCTATTTGAGAAGCCGGTGTTTTATTGACCATTAAGATAAGAGGGTTTTTAGCAAGATAGCCATGTGCTGCTTTTACATAAGGTGCTTCTACGTCTTTTTTCCACATAGGTGCCAGCTCATTGTCGCTTAAAATAGCTTTTATCTGGCTACCTGACACCCCGGCCTTTTCAGTTGCCAGCTTTTTAATTTCAGGTTTCATGTCGCGTAATCTAAGACCAGCGGAAACCATTTTATCGATAGGAACAGTACCGCCTAATTTAAAGTTCTTAAAAAATCCTTGACTTATATCACCAGCCTTTACTTCGTAAGGTTTATTACCAATCACGATATCCGCGCCGGCAGATGCCCCACCACCTAGATGCGCGTCGTCTAATATAAAATATAGTGTAGCCTCTCCTGGACCAACGCCCTTTAGATTATAGCTGTGAAGAATTTTAAACTTATTTAAATTTTCTTTTTTTAGCATGCCTATAACATTGTTTAGCTTGCTAATGGTAGGTGTACCCTTTAAGGTTTTATCCAAGTCAAACTTAGGAAAGAAATGCATGCGAAACAAATATTGTATTTCAGCCTTATGCTTTAAATTAGTAAAATCATTAGGTGTTAAATTAAACGATGTTATCTTCTGAGCGCGTTTTAAAAAATCAGTATCTAAATCTGCTACACTAACCATAGACATCTCCTGTAATGTATAATAATTTTTAAAGCGCCGCATAGTAGCTCCTATTATTTTGGTACTATTTATACAATAAAAAAAGAGGCCTAAGCCTCTTTAATTAAATTACATGCGATCTATGTACAACTTATCCTTCTTTTTTACAACTTTATACTCATATTGGTTATAACCAGAGTCTATAAGATCTTGATTAAGATTGCTTACCCACTTTTCATATTCATCAACACGATCACCAGGTTCAAGAACCCCCAACAATGAGGGGTTCTTTTCATCATTTATAATTTTCATGCTGCTGTTGCAAACTCTACCGCCTTGTTAGCGGCGTTAATCTTACGCCCTTGATTGTAACCAAACCACTGGTTATTCAACCGACTCTCTGAGCTACGACCTTGAATGTGGTCAGTCATATATGTTACAGAGTTAAATGCCTGCCACCAAGTTCCTTGACCGAACTCTGCACCAGGCTGAGTCTCAAGATTAGAAGCTGCTAGTTGAGCTGTGCGTGAGAGGTCCTCAAACGCCGACACAGTACGCTGCTCACGGTGTGGGAATACTTCATTGTAATACTGCATTAAAGATTCAGTATTAAAGCGACGAGTTGACAAGAATTCTGCCATCTCTTTGTACTGAGCAAACTTTTCAGAAGCAAGGCCCATTTGCTCTTTAACCATATCAGCATCGAATGTAGAGCGATGGCCAACTTTTACAAAGTTTTTAGACTTTGAGTTTAGAGAAAATGTGAGCGTGTTATTGCATACAACACGAATGGGAGTAAAGCGAATATCAACAGCTTTACCATATTGGTGAGGATTGCTAAACAGTAAATAGGAGTCAACTTGGTCTTCGCCGAGAATAGTGAAAGACTCTTTGACTTTTGCGAGAGCGAATACATTTTTTCCATCCTTTAAAGATCCTGCTACATTCATTTCCATATCACCGGCCATTACGAAATCTGAAAAGAATTCGAAAGCTTGTGTATTTTGTACTGGATTCCAGTCGTCACCGACCATATCTAAAACTGAACCGTCAGAAGAACGAACCAAAGCTTTTTTACCAGGAATTTTTACACCTGATACTGTTTGTACTTCTTCTTTTTCGACTTCCCAATCAAGACCAGCTTTTTGCATCATCTGTTCGGGAGTCATGTCATTGCGTACTTCTACGCCAAGACCGTGCCAAGGTACATCGCCAACATACGCGAGTTGAGCTTGACCGTTAATCATTTCTACTTCGTGTGCCATAATATAATTCCTTCATTTCACCATTTGATATGTATATACTAACATATTACAAGCGGTTTGTACACAGTTAATTTAGCATTTAGCTAACTTTTTTTAGTTAATTTCCATCCGCCTATTTCAGTTTCTTCCCAGATAATTGTATCGCCCACAGATAAATCTAATTTATCCATAATTTCATCTGGGATCTCAAACCCTAGTTCGCCGTCACCAGTATCTACAATAGGCACATTCCAAATTTTATTCATTATATTTCCTTTTTTTCATTTTGTTAGCACTAACATTTTATACATAGGTTTATTCAACATAGGAGTCTGCTACATGTGTTCACCTTTCGTGCGAAAAGAAGCTAATCGTTTAAACTGGCTAATAAAAGGTCATCTTATTAATATAAATGAAAGTGATAAGACAGTCGAAAGGATTTATAATAGCTACATAGAAAGATTATGGAACAACACCGAAAGAAACGAGTACGGACTAATTGGATTTGAGGCAGCCTATAAAAGGCGAGAAGCTGAAATTTATTCTTCTATGACATAGGTGGTATCAGTACCGCTTTGAGTAATTACTGAGCTAAATTCAGCCGCTGCCCATGTCATAACTAAAATACCTACAAGCCCGATAGCTACCCATTTCATTTTCATATCATCGACAATCATTTTGATGCCAATCATTTCATTTCCTAAAACACGAAATTGCAATTCCATTTTACCTTCTGGCGTATCTTCGTCTCTAATTGCATGAGGTGCTTTAACTTTAACTTTTTCTTCTTCGGCCATTGTTGTCTCCTAGTTGTTTAAAGGATTATCGAGAGCTTCTTGTAACGTCTCTCTTATGTCGTCGTCTAGTTTATCCATTTTAGCGTCAAGGTCTTTGATCGTCTCTTTCATTACATTACGAACATCTTTCTCAGATGCTCTTACAGTAGCTTCAACTTCTCGAATAGAAGACGTTACATCTTTACTTTGTTCATTTAAATCTTTACGCACTCCGGCAAGCGTTGATTCGATAGATGCCTGAGTATCTTTCATTCTATTTTCAGCATCATCAACCTTATCTTCCATTCTTTCAATATTTTCTTCGAGCTTAAAGATATCATCTTTTAAGCCAGACTTAATATCTCTTGTATATTCAATAGCTTCATCTAGCTTAGTCTCAATCACATCATTACGGGCAGCGATTGCATCAGTATCGATGTTCTGAATAATCTCTTTCATATCCATATAGTCTTTATAGATTTCAAACCCACCCCAAGCTGCGCCGCCTAATGTCGACAGTGCAGTAAGAAGCGCGACCATCTTACCGCCAGAAAATTTTAATCCACCAAATTCTACTTCAGCCATTTTTAATCCTCAAACTGTAATTCCCTAAGCTGCTGCAATTCTTTTTCTAGCTTGCGAACTTCTAGTTGCTTCTTTCTTAATTCTAACTCGTATAATCTATTACAATCAATGCGTGATTTGACTCTTTTGCCTAGCGGAATAGTTATTCTTGCATAAACACCTACATCTGTTTCTGTATCAGTATTATAGTCATAAACCGGATCGTACTCACCCTTGTCTATTAATCCTGTTACACCAAACTCTAAATTAGTAGCAGAGCCAATGGCATTAGAACAATCTAAATCGCCTGTACGAAACTTATCAGACTGGTAATTACCAGGAACACTAGGCAAGGCAAGATTTAATGAAGTAGACTCAGCAAAAGCCGTGCCACATATTACCGTTAACATTAGTGGTAGAAATCTCATAGTTCATCTCACTTTACCTTCGAACAGATCCTTGATTTAATACCTGTTGACTGTACATCTTGTTTTAATTGTTTAGATGTGGTACATATATATTTTATTCTATTCAAATCACTATCTCTGACGTAAAGATCGAATGTTGTTCTACCCAAGTATGCTATTTGTAATATTTTATTTTCAGACGCAAAAGCTACTGGTTTCCATTCTTCATCAAATACTCCGATTTCATAATATAATACATCCTCTCTTCTATTCCACATCTTCATTTGAGTCACAGAGACGTCTTCTATATACGAAGGTCTCATCTTTGGATAAGTTGGCGTTAATTCGTGAGCAGTAGCATTTGTATAAATCAATGCTACTGCAATTGCATAATATATATATTTCATTATTTTGCGACACACTCCGCTACAACACTAGCTTTGTACTCACCGCCAGGCAGTGCTTTAGCTGACCCATACTTAGCTTCTGACTCAATTTTAAACCAGGTTGATCCTGCAAGTGTTAAACCAAATTCTGTATGGTTTTCATACTCAACCTTAGCCGCTTCGTAAGCTGACATTCCTGATACAGAATGGCTAGCCACTGTTGTCTCCCCATCCCAATTTACTGCATCCGAAAGACTAGGTGATGACGTAAATGAATTCGGCCATGAAATCTTTGCTTTGTATTTGTCTGCGACCGTAACATCATAGCGGACGATAGGATCCACGCCACCATCAGCCGCCTTTGTACTTAATTCGTCTGGTGTAGGGTTACCATAAACACCTGGCGTATCCGTAAAAATTGAACACTTGGATGATATATTACCGGTAATAGGTGTCTCATTGGCAAAGGCCGCTGTCGACATCAAACCTATAGCACCCAAGGTAAAGATTGATTTGAACATTAACTTCTCCTACTGTTCTCTGTCGTATTGCGAGCGTACCATTTTTCTATGGTTAGCGTCAGATGCTAGATTTCTCATCGCTCTAGGGTTATCAGGTAAAGTTGTATCTTCAAGTTTTAATGCATCTTTATATTCACCACCTGGTATATCTATTATATAATAATTCTCTATTTTCGGTGTTTGTGCTAGTGCAGCTAGCATTCTTGTCTGCGCTTCTACATCAACAAGATCACCTATACTATTTTCTCCTCCAAGATCTTTCTCAAAATTTGAAAGATTCTCTTCTGGCTCTTCTGCTTGTTCTTCCTGCTCAGCCTGATCAGCCTCATCGTTAATAGATAAGTTCGCCTGAATCCATTCATCATAAAATGGATCGCCTGGTAAAAGATCACTAAGACTTGCAAGATACTTTGCCAGTGCTTCTTTAAACCCCGGACAAGAA